CTTGTTCTTTTACAAAGAATCCATGATTGAAAAGTATGGCGACTCTTGGAAAGAATTACTGGAAGCAAACCTAATAGAGAGGCTTCCTCAATAAACTTTCTAGAAGTGGCAACCTTAAAAGTCAGCTCTAGAAATTATGATCACTCTTTTCAAGTTCCTATACTAGATAGCAACATGTCAACTGCTGAGATCAGACGAATACTGGTGGACGCCAATCCGGAAGATGCAAAATCTAGGCCAAAGGTCATGGAGTCATTATCTGAATGTGCTAGAACTTTCCTTACAGATACAGGCAGAGAATCAATAGAGCACATAATGCAGATGGTTCCCTGGGCCTTGGCTGTCATAGAGGAAAGAGGTTTCTTTTACTCAGACATATTCCCCAAACCTCAACACGGAGGTGATAGAGAGATCCATGTGCTAGAGTTTAAAGCTAGGCTGATTCAGTTGTATGTTGAGCGCTTGAGTAGAACATTATGCGAGATGACTCAGTCAGATAGCTTAACGCACCCAAAGCTGAAAGAGAACTTCATAAGGCACCACTATAACATGGCGGAGTTAGATCTGGAGACAACGAGGTTAACAGTAGGAAAATCAGCAGATGCTTCTAAATGGTGCCAGAGGAACCATGCCTCAAAGTTTGCGGCCTTTCTTGTCAATGTGTTACCATCCATTTTCCATGTTGGTGTCCTGAGGATCCTCTGGTTCTGGACATGCAAAATCATAGTATTCCCTCTGCAATTTGCTGCTAACTTTCTCTCCAACAGCAAGGTTGAGTCTAACAAGACCTACAAAAGAATGCAACGAGAATTTGAAACAGGCACTGGGATATTTCCTCTAGCCAAGCAAAACAGAATGGAAATAGCATCTGGAATGATGCAAGGGATACTTCACTACACCAGCTCATTTATGCATGGGGTTGTTCAAGAGTCCATGGCTAGAATACAAAGAATGTACCTGTCATCGAAAGGCATTAAGTCTGTTATCACAGTGATTCAAGGGAGTGACGACTCTGGCCAGTTGATTTCCATAGCTGGCAGGTCCCCATCTAGATCTCTCAGGATTTCTACCACCATGCTTCATTGGAAGGAAAGAGTTTCTAGGCATGTTAGCATTTATAGTAGTTATGAAAAGTCCTGCATAGGGGCCACAGACATGATTGAGTACAACTCAGAGTGGAGCATAAGAAGGACTACTTATAAACCAACATTCAGATGGGTCTCGGCTTGTTTAGAGGTAGGAATTGTTGAGAAGTTCATAGATAGAGTATCTAATTTTTACAACACTGCAACATCTGTTTTAGAGGGCGGTGGATCAGTCTTAGAAACCTCTGTGATCCAGCTCGCCCAGGGCTGGTTACATTATTGGATGATAGGAATAGGAAACCAGAGGTTGGGGAAGCAAGCTACTGTCCTCCTCATCCACTGCAAAGATCCATCTTTAGGATATTTCCCAGTGGACTCCGACATATGCTCTGGGATGCCTGGTGTTGACTTTTTACTATACACCCTCTACAAGAGAACTTTATTTGGAATTGGAATTGAAAAAGGCAGGTTGCCAGAACCAGAGCTTGACATGTATGAAGAAGATGTTAAGGACGCAACCATATCCAGAGATCTGCGCAAGGTTAAACTTAAGTTTGGAAACCATAAAATTTTTGAGAAGATTGTGAAGGGTATGGACATTCCAACATTAGAAGTCCTACTAGAAGATGCAGAGAAGAATCCTGAGTTGATATATTATCCTGACGCCACCTGGGCAGGGAGCAAAACTAGGATTTACATGAAGGTGTTTGAGCCTGGGGTGAAGGAGAGCCTGAGCAGGCACTCAGCAACTGCTAGAATACTATCTGCCTCAGCATATTTGTTGTCACGTCCGTGCTTGACAGTGCTTAAGAAAACCAGTTATGAAAAGGTTAGCCTTCTGGGGGCTTTAGTGGTAGCATTCTCCAAAACCGTCTTGGAATCAGAGACTAAGATCCCTATAGAGGAGGTTTTTATACATAGTAAGGAGTACGAAGACTTGCTTCAAACAGTAGAGTCATTTAGTGACAACATGGCTGTTCAGCAGGTTAGACTGAGAACCAGGAGTAAGAATCTGGTAACTATTCTAGAGCGGGAAACCTTTGATGTGCCTTTGGTTGAACTTTGCAAGCAACAATGGTTTGACAGGGGGGGCAGGACTGGTCTTAGCACTTCACAGATAAGCAGAAAGTGGAAGCAAGCAAAGCAGAAGTACCCGTTCCTTGCAAATTCCAGAACTGCAACTGAAAGAAACCTTAAAATGTCAGCTGTCCAGTTGCGAAATTTCTTAGACTCTATTCAAGATAGACCTAGGAAGATCACATTATTGGATTCAGCTGCAAAGGGGGGGTCTTTAAGATCTGTTTTATCCAGAGTTTTTTGGCCTTGCACTAAAATCCATCTTAAGGACGAAAAAGATGATGGCCTAAGCATTGCTGCTATCCGATCGGAACTCTTTTCGATCTGTTCCCATTGGATGTCCTATTCAGACAAGATGATTTGTATTGCAAATCTTTTAAGGCGGAGCACAATTCTAGAATCTGAACTAGTGCCTCACAGATTGAGAAAATTAAGTGTTATCAGGAAATGCTTAGAGGGGCTAAGCAAAGAAGATATGATTAGAACTATACTAGATCAAAAAATTGGGGCAGTTGGCTTCTTCACCATCAGCCAGACTGGATGGGGCTGGAATAGAAAAGGCTTTGGAGAATGGA